CCTCTTTCGCCTGCAGGTCACCATTGATTTCTCGCTCTACGCAAGAAGCCCAGTAATCGGCTTCCATCTCCATCTGGAAGAAACTAGCATCTGAAAAGTCGGTACGAAGACGTACACCCATAGCGTCCTTTGACAGGTCGCTAATAAGACCGTGAATCTCGTCCGCATAAGCCTGCATTGCGACCGCAGGAGTGGCATAGCGACCAGCGTCTATGCCACCGGGAACGACACTATAACCAAGAGAATCCTTGGTGTCTCTATCGTCGAAAATTGCACTAACTCCAGTCAAATTATCCATAATGACTCCTCACAAGTCGTTTCATCATTTTATACCGTTATTATAGCAAATGCCATACCAAATGTCAAGCATTATTTTAAATAAAAATTACTTAAAAATCAATGGGTTAGAGAATTATTAATTTATTTTATACCTTAATTATAATGTAATTGAGATCAAATGTCAAGAATTAAATGTACAATAAAATCAATAACTTAGAGGAAGCCTCAGACGCTCTCAGAGCGCCTGTGCTTTATTTTAGATTGGGTGTTACTCTTTCTTACTCTCAAATGCAGTCTTGCCGTAGAAGGCTGCTACAATCGCCGCTACTGACACAAAATAGGTTGGTGCCATATCTCCGAGAGTCGTAGACGCTGTTGGAAGGTCTGCTAATTCTGCCATAACTACAGCAAATGGATACAAAAGCATTCCACCTAATGCGAACCAAGCCATTTTTCGCTGGGCATCTCGCATTGCATCTTCATCATCTAATCGCTTTCTTTTAGCGTCCAACATCAACTCCATTTCAACTTTTGAAAGATGACCATCACTGTTTAAATCAGCATCTTCTAATTCTTTAGATACTTCAACGGTAAGTTTTTCTTCTGCCATAATAGTGTCCTCTGTTGACTACTATTATTTATAAAAATCAAAACTTAAATCCGTCATAATTACTTTCTTCTTTGCCTCTATCAAATACAGGTGTATCATCTTGCTTAGAAGCACCCGAATCAGTAAGGCCTGCTTGTGCATCTTCCAAATCAAATAATTTCATTCTTGATCTATCAACACCGATCATGAATCTTTTGTTTGTAGTAGGATCAGAATAACGATTCTTCAACTGCTTTACCATTATCACACCTTGTTGCTCTAACTCTTCAGTACTTATAAGAGCAACCATGATATCTGCTGTAGCAGGAAGACCGAAAGATTCTGAGGTGTCTGTGAGTTCTACATCACTGTTACCATAACCACTGCGAGTTGTTTGTGTAGCTGTAACAATAGGAACATTGAATTCACCTGCCAAACCTCTCAACTCTTCTGCAATACTTTTAATAATAGTGTAAGAATTAGCCGAGGTGTTTGCCTTGAATCTACTACTAGCGCAAATATTCAAGTAATCAATAAATATTATATCAGGAACAAAGTTTCTTTTAAGTTTTAATTCATCTAGTAACGCTTTAAAATGTCCTGCATGTGCTGATGCTGTAGGATATTCTTTGACAATAAGACGACCTTGTATCTTATCATTTATCTTGCTGATCCTGTCCTCAAACATCTCTTTTGATAAATCTTTCAATTGATGTATAGGAACATTCATTAGATTCGCATCAATCCTTTCTGCTATCCTTTCTTCTGCCATTTCTAAAGTAATATATAAAACATTTCTACCTTGAGCAATGTGTCCTGCTGACATATGACACATGAACAAGGATTTACCAACACCTGTACCTGCTAACGCTACATTGAGCGTTTTGTTAGCCAAGCCGCCGTCAGTAATTTTATTGAACATATCCAAATCAAAAGGGAGTTTTTCTTCTAGTCTATGATAAAAATCATATCGTTGAGGAGCATTGTCTATGTAATCGTGACCTATGTTCGTATCAAAGCCAACTGCAAGTGCGTCAGCAAATATACCAGGCAAAGCATCCTTGCCCATTTCTTTGTTTTTACCATCTATTATCTGTATACCATCCATAATAGCATTATAGATAGCTTTGTCTTTACAGAATCTCTCAGCCTCGTCAATCAACCATTCTTGGTCTATTTCTTCATTCTCAATATTACTTACAATTTCCTGTATCTCATTGAACTGTGTTTCAGAAACAGACTTATCATCTGTAACCGAAATCATAATAGCTTGTTTAGAAGGAGGAGAGTTATATTTTGTAGTGTACTCTAATATTTTATTGAAGATTACTCTTTCTGAACCGTTGGAGAAGTACTCAGGCTTAAAGAAAGGAATTACCTTTCTCAAAAAATCTTCATTATAACAAAGATTAGATAACACAATTTTTTCGATGTTTTGTAACACTAATTATTTTCCTCAATAAATTCTTTGCGTATGTTTTCAACACACGCCTCACACAGATACAATTCTTCTGTATCTGTGTGAAAGCATAGTGCCTGGTCAGTTTCGTATATCGTTACCTGGCAACGATCACACTGACCCCTAGTCTTCGATTTCTTCAAGCTCTTCATAAACATTTTCTATATCTTCTTCACTTATTTCTTCTGCCATTATACCATCGGAACTTGAAATAGTATATCTCTTAGTTATCCAATCAATAAAGGTATCGTCTTGAAGAATCGGCAACCAGAAATCTTTAGAGTATGTATCTGCTCTCCTTGATTTAGGATCAATTGCTTCTCCTGTTTTAGTGTTCACTCTTTGATACCAACCATTACTAGGTTTTATAACATGTCCAGATTCTAGTGCCATGTCAAGAAGGCCACTCCACTTTGCGATACCGCCTTCAAAAGAAACTTCAACAGGAATTTTTGACTTCTCTCTTACAAATCGAGATTTTTCAACATTGATAATGAAGTTGTATCCTGTAACATCGCTGCCAGTTTTCTCCTGCTGTCTGCCGATGATGTAGATATTGTCCGCCGAATAATAAATACCTGTACCACCTGACACAACTGCTTTAGGAAACATTCCTATTTCCTGATAGGTGTGATTCACAACTACCATCGGAATGTCTTTGATTGTCAAGTGAGGAGTAACCATTCTAAAAAGTGACTTCATCTGCTTTGCTCTAGTCATATCAGCAACGGATTTGCCGTCAAGTGCGTCATCCACTTCTTTCTTAGAAGCCAGGTTGCCAACTGAGTCTACAACAACAATTACATGATCGCCTCGCTCAAACCCATTCATTTGTTGCATCACATCATGTTTCAATTGTTCAATATCAGTGATAGGAGTGTGAACTACTCTGCTAGTATCAATATTAAAAGTGTCAAAATACGCTTGAGGCGTACCAAACTCTGAATCATAAAACAGAACCACTGCGTCTTCATACTTATCCAAATATGATTTAGCAAGTAATAATGAAAATGCTGTTTTGAAGTGTTTAGAAGGACCGGCAAATACTGTCAATCCAGGGGTCAGTCCTCCGTCAAGTCTGCCGCTCAATGCTACATTAAGTGCAGGGACAGCAGTTTGAATTAAATCTTTAGTACCAAAAAACTTTGAATTATTAAGAATAGCGGTATCTTTTATTGTACTATTCTTTTTCAGTTTTTCTATTAAACTCATTATATTCTCCAATCTCAAATTGTTTTTTAAATATTAGGAACATTATAACATTCTTTTCTATCATTTGTCAATAGCCTAAGAAAAAAGATCCTCAAGTGTATTCTTCTCCTCAATTTCCCAGTCTATAGCTTTCACAATAGTATCCATAGGATCAAGGAATGCTTTCTGGAACATCAAATCATAATCAACATAGCGATGTAAATCAAATTCTTGAGGGATTGCAGAATTAAAAGAAATACAATTTTCTCGTATTGTATTAGGCTCTTTCAGATACAAAAATTTAATTTTGTCTCCTTCTTGTATCAATTCGTATTTACTAGTAAGTTTATTCTTCTTCAAGTAGAAATTATATAGTAAACTTCCTCTGACATGTATCGGGCATTTTTTATCATAGATAAACTCATCACTATGATATTTCCCCATGTTGTTGCATCCTCTAGGAAAAGCTATTTCTTCTGGGGGAAGGTCTTTAAAATCATTTTTAGTTTTTTCAATAAATTTTTGAAGAGTTTTTTCATCAGCAGTGAGAGTCAATTTGACTGCTTCTTTGAGAGAAGCTCTGACCGGAGCAGGAGTTGATGAACGAACAATCTCTAACCCCATAACTTTTAGTTGAGGAGTTTGATACCGTGTTCCTTCATTGTCGTAAACATTCATAGCATATCTTTTCTTAGCAACCCAGATAGATTTGTCTGCTATGGCTTCTCTTTTGAAAAATATCTTTTTCTCATACGCATTAGTATAGTCTACTAATTTATCCATCGCATGTGAAATGCAAGGTTCAATTTGTTCAGTGCCAACTTTGTCCAGTATGTCAACAAGTTTTTCTTTGTCTTTGCCAGCAAAAAATTTATCTACAAGTCCTTTCATTGTGATGTAACAGGAGTCTGTATCAGAATAGAAACTATATACTTTATCTTCCGTTCTGCAAACTTTGTTCATGTATTCGTCTAATGCTTTAGCAGTTTCACGAATAATAACTTGTCCTGACAATGTTATACCTTCAGCAATTCTCGTATCAAAGAACCTGAAATAAGCATTCGCCATCGCACCATAGAGTGAGTTGAGTTGTATTTTACGAGCCATCTGAAAGTTATTGTATTTAGCAATATCCTTTTTGTATTTAGGATCCTTTGTATCTTCAAAAAGTTGTTCAGACTCCTTCATTAGTTTTTTATATTTCAAACGGTCATCAAAAAACTTTTGAACAATCTCTGGCATGTATCCTAACTTGTCTCTAGAAAAACATTGACCATTAGAAGCGATTGCATTTTTAGTGTTGAACGAGTACTTGCGCTCTAACATACCATCTACAGTCACATCATACACTTCGCCTGGCACTAGTGTCTCAGGAGACATATTGTATTGCATGATGATAGAAGGATACAGTGAAGTAGCATCAAAACTTTCTACCCACTCATAAGAACCAGGTTCAGGCTCCTGTACATACGCACCTGCAATACTCCTATTCTCTTTGAGTTCTTTTTGTCCAAACACTACATTCTGTTTCCACAAATGATTGTACAACAAGCAGTCCCAAGTTTTTACAGGAGAAGCTACATCAGAATAATTCATCTTACCATCGTATGCCATAGTAAAACAAAGTTCAATCAATTTAAGTTTGTCTTCTAGTTCATCTACGAGAACGGTATCGATGATGTTGTATTCAACAAATAAGTTCCAATCCTTTTCGTAAAAATCTTTAAAAGAATCATGCGGATTCTCTAGCTTCTTGTGACCTAATTCAACTTCAGTGATGTGATCTAGCTTGTACGACTCTCTAGTGACATAAGTAAACTTCCTGTACAAATCTAAGTAATCTAGTTGAGCCACGCCCCATATATCGTACCTCAGAAATTGACGATTGCCTATCTTAACCTCTTTTCTTTTTATGAGACTGAAAGGACTGAATCCCTTTTTCATATCATCGCCAAACAGTTTCTCTGTTCTAACAACCATGTAGGGAATATCAAATAACTGAATGTTCCAACCAGTGACAGCATCGGGAGGATCCGTAACCCACCAATTCAAAAAAGAATTCAACAATGCTTTTTCATCCTCACACCAGCGATAGTCAACATTCAAGTGCGCTGTATGTTCAGTAGGGGTATATTCACCGCAGCCCCAAGTTATTATTTCCTTAGTGTGTGCGTCTTGTATAGTAATCAGTGTAATTTGTTCTAGGGGATTTAATACATCAGGGAAGCCATGTTCTACTGTAGTTTCAATATCTATTGAAATAAGTTTTATTTTGCTTTGGTCCCAGGGAACTTCGTCAGGAAACTTTTCAGTTAGATATTGATAGTTCCAATCGGACTGTCCGTAGATAGGATAGTTAGAAACATGAGAATAGTTATGAATAAATTCCTTAGCTTCGGTGTTAGTTTCAAACTTTACAGGAGAAACATTTTCTCCGAACATTGACCGATACTTGCTCGGCTTATCGGAAGGAACGAATAAAGTAGGTTGGAAATCGTGCCTGGCTGTTTGTCGTTTGCCAGTTTTGCTGATACCCCTGTAGAGTATCTTGTTGCCGTAGTGTTTAGCGTATGTGTAGAACATTAAAACTCCCTATCATTTTAAACATTATACAATGAAGGGAGTCATATGTCAAGTGCTTAAACAGTAACTATGCCCTCGGCTATTAGTCTTTCTCGGTTAGCTAGGTGTTGCTCCTGTATGTCATCTTTCGATTGACCTTCATACCTAACTGCATATCCTTCTTTAATCAAAATATCACCTGCAAGGCAATATCTATCTTCTTCTGCATAGTAAACTACAAAGTCGCCTAAGATACGACCGAATTTACCTTTCATATCTTCGCCATCTTTTGCTACACGAGTTTTTAGAACAGCAGTTTTACCAAGAAGACTTTTCAACCTAGCTCCAGCAGCTTTACCAAACTTCTTTTCCACCTTATCACGGGTTCTAGACTCTGGTGTGTCTATTCCCATCATGCGAACTCTTTCGTCTTTCAACCAAACACCGAAACCAAGATCAATATCAACGTCAACGGTATCTCCGTCCACAACCTTTCTTATTGTTGCTCTATATTCGTACATAGTTTATCCTGTAATCACTTGTTTGATAGAGGATGTTGCTACCTTATCATCAGGCACAACGATACCGCTACCAAATCTTTTATTGTATTCATTTAACAAATCAGTAGAAGGACTGTACACCGAAACAACATGCATAGGCATAATCGGAACAATATTATCTTTTGCATAGGGGGCGTAAGGAGTTAGGCCGAGTACAAATTCGTACTCATTCTCAGGCTTTGGCCTCATCATGATATAACAAGGCTTTTCAATTTGGATCATTCGTCCGCCCTCGAGGATTACCTCTGTAACAGAACCAATGATGTCTTCTCCTGAGGAGAGTTTTATAATTTGTACTTCGGCCATAACAAAATCCTATATTCAGTTCACTTTAATTTCTTTTGGTTTCTTCTCTTCGGGAATGATTCTTACAAGAGAAATACATAACATACCATTTTCAAAATCAGCATCTAGCACCTCAACATCTTCTGACAAAGCAAAAGTGCGTGTAAAGTTTCTAGCTGCAATACCTTTATGAAAGTATTCTTTTTTATCTTCACTACGATCTTGTACACCTTGGACAACAAGTTTGTTGCCTTCTGGCACTACATGAATGTTGAATTCATCTTTCGTGAATCCAGCCGCAGCGATTTCAATGACGAAATTTTCATCGTCTTGTTTGATAATGTTATACGGGGGATAGTTATTAGATAATTCAGAAACATTTTCTAAGTTATCAAACATCTTATCAAAGCCCACGGTGAATGGACGAACATTATCTAAAATTTCAGCCATGCTGGCCACATTGTACTTACGAGTTACCATCTTGCGTCTCCTTTTCAGCGAGTATGTAATGGGACCCTTACGGCATCCCGGTATTGTGTCAGATCAACTGACAAAACTATTTATACAAGATTTATAATTTAGTTTATCTTTTTTTACCAATATTATATTTCGGTACTAATTGCCAATCTGTTTTCTCTTTAAAAGAAACTATTTTGACTTGGCTCATAGGACAACCTACTAATTTTTCTGTATTGAGTATTTCAACTAGACCCCATTCTTGTAAAAGTTTACCGATAGTATTCCTTCTTTGAATATCATTTTCAGTAAAATCAGCTACTTTTCCATCAAGAGCAAACAACTCTTTAAAGTGAGTTATAAAATATCTTCCTTGCTTGTGCAGGATATGACAAGACTGATAAAGAATCTGATCTTTGCGGGAAGCTACCCCAATTCGTGAAAGGGTTTCTTTTATTTTTAAAAAGTTTTCTGGGTTATCTAATCTGATTTCTAACGGAGAGTATCCAGGATAATCAATGTCAAAAAAATTACTACGGTCGTTCATTTTTCAAATACCTATATTAATACGACTTCAATTCACATAGGTATTTATAATTTTCCTCCTTTAGAGGTTTGTAACTTCAATTTTATAAGCTCCACATCATCTTCAGATAGAATACGCAATGCTTCCTTTGCCTTGATGAAACTATAACCAAAAAATTCTTGAACTGCTTTTATATTAGACTCTTCAGACTTTATCCACTTGTTATATCTTTTTCCTTTTCTAACTACACCTTTCAAAAAATCAAACTGCATCTTTTTATCCAGATGTGGGCGAGAGTTCATCTCGTTGCCAGCAATAACAGTATCGGGAGAATAACCCATAGCACGATTAATAATGAAAGCATTATACTCTTTTTCAGTTCGCTCATCTAGTATCAGATCCTCTTTTGTATAATTTATTGCTTGAACATAATCAAAAGGACTTATCTTTTTGATTTTTTCCTCAAAGTCTTTTTCGTTTATTTCCTCATCAGGAGGACCTAGTTCTTCAAGAAAGCTCACTTTATCGTATTCCAAATAGTTTTCTTCTAGCTTTGGTTATCATTTGTCGTATCTTCCTGACTATAAA